CTGTTATCGGCTAAAACATCGTCTTCTAAAATTTGACTGCTTTCAGCAATGCCTAAATGCAGTTTGCCTGTTGCAATCTGTTCCAACTCTTTCACCGCTTGTTGGTAGGTTTCCTTCACGGTGTCCGGCATTTTGGTTTCAGGACGGCGGGCATAAAGCCAATAACGGGCAAGGGTTAATGCGTGCTGATTAATAAGCGTAGGCACATCAGCCAGCGGCAAGGTATAGCGAGAGCGTAACGCTGCATCAATTCGCTCATTTGCCACTTTAACTGCCGTTTCAAGCATCTTTAAATCAGGCTCGGTCGCTGTCGGTTCATCATTACTGAGCTGCACCACAATCTTGCGACTAAACGCCGTGAGTAGCTCATCAATCTGCACATACATTATTTTTTATTCCCTTTTGGTTGCTCTGCTTCTGCAATTTTTGCTTCAGCCAGCTTCACATCATCTTCCGTCACTGCATCTTCAGGCTTAGGTTCACCTTCGGGTTTTGGCTCATCTTCAGGTTTTGAGGCATTTTTAGGTGGTTTTGGAACAGCTTCTACCGCTTTTAAGTTGATCGCATTGTTCTCAGCTTGTTCAGCGGTGAGTTCAATTTCTGCCCCCACCTCATAGCGTTTGCCATCGTGTAAAATTGGGGTATGTAAAACAATAAATTTAGCCATCGTTTTTTCCTCTATGTAATGTGTTTGAGATAATGGTGCGTTAGTAAACGCACCCTATGGTATGTGGCTTATACGGCAGCTTTAATTAAATAGCCTGCTGCCGCACCCACTAAATGAGGTTTGTGAATATCGGTCGTGCGTACCACTTCAATTTTGCCGCCACTCTCTTTATAAGTATCAACAAATAAGCCTTTTTGACGGCGAACCGTGTAACCATAAGACGGCTCGTAAACCGTGCCTTTGCCTCCGGTCGAACGAGGAGCAACATACGCCACCACAATATCTTTGCTCCAAATATCTTTGAGCTGACCGCTTTCTTCATACACCGCTTCACCGATTTTTACGGTCTCAATGCCGATCAGTTTGGCAAACACCTCAGGGGTAACAATCGCTACTTGACTGTATTTGAGCTTTTCAACCACTGCCGGATGTTCTTTTAACGCTGCCCACACATCACCGGAAATCACACACATTCGGTTTACGACCGATAGCCCGCTTCACGGCACGAATAGCGGTATCAAATACCTTAAACACATCAGCATCTTTATGGCTGAATTGACTGGTGCCGGACAGCGTGACTTTATTGTCTGTTTCATAACGGCTTTCATCTAAGGCGAGGGTTGCAACCGCTTTTTCACGACCTAACGCAATCACATCTTGGGTGGTATTTAAGGCAAATTGACGTAAAGAAAAAATGGCTTCGTTCTCTTCACGATAATCAATGGCATATTCCACATCGTGTTCTTCTAACGCCACATCAATCGCCCCAATATCTTCTGGATCTAAACGGTTAGATGAACCACGCAAGTTACGCACGGTAGAAGGCAATCGGAAAGCTAAACGCCCGAAAGTTGGGATTTTGCCTGCTTCCTTTTCGATTTCGACAGTCGGCATTAAGGTCTCGGCAACCAGCTCGTTATTGTGATAGCCTTGTGCCAGCTCGGTTAAAACGGGGTCTTGTACACGCAGTTTTTGTAAGTTATGAGTTGTCATTAGTATTCCTTTTCAGTTGTGGGTTAAACATTAGCGATAAATCGCATTAAATGCCGCAGCGTAGCCTACATTGTGGGCTTTCATATAAGCTCGCACTTTTTGGTCGGCTTCAATCGAAACTGGATCTGTGCCTTCAGCATATTCCACTGCTTCCGCTTCTTGTGGGTTGGCTTTATCTGCTGTGGCATATTCTCCAAATTGGATAATCTGTGGTGATTGCGACATTGCAGACTTAAACTGTGAAACCACATCTTCGCCCTCATTAAATTCCGGCTCACGACCGGCTTTTAATACTGAAAGGTTATTTAAAGCCTGCACAAACGCCGCTTTTGCCACCGGGGCAAGTTTGCCTTGCTTGACTAAACCTTCACAAAACTCTGCATTACCAGCTTTTTCAGCTTCCAGCTCTGCTTCCATTTTCTCTGCTTCGGCTTGGGCTTTTTCGGCTTTCAACTGCTCGTTTTCCGCTTTTAAGCGTTCAAGCTCTTCCTTCTCTTCTGCACTCATTTCAGGTTCTCCTTCTGGTTGTGCGGGTTCATTAAAAATCGGTTCAGGTGTTGCCTGTTCGGCGTGTACCTGTTTGCTAATTTGGCTTCGCATTGCCTCTTCTTTCAGCCAATCAATTTCGTGTGGGGGAAGAGCTTTATCGGCTTTTTCAAGCCCGAACTCACTCACCAACCAATCACGAAAACGACTAAATAGACTTGCAACCCCCCATTCAGAAAAGACGACAAAATCATCATCTTCTGCAAATTCCACCTGCTTTAAGCCTTTAACCGCCGGTGGCATTGCCCCTAAAAACCCCACGTGGCGTAGCGATAACACGCCTTTATGTGGGTTATTCGGGCTATCAGGTAAGTAAAAAGCAGCCGAGACTTTTTTGAATTTGCCGCTTGCCACCATTTCTGAAAACTCAGCGTCTAGCTGATCTACTTCTGCTTTTAGTACATCGCCCTCAAGGGAAAGGGCTTTTACCCACCCCCACGCAGGGTTGTTGGATTTCGGGTGTCCGATCACCAGCGGAGCTTCGTGAAATTCGGGGTTATAGGCAGCAACGGTCTGTTGCAACATTTCAGGGGTAATGTCAATTAACGTGCCGTTGGCGTCATAACGCTTACCGGCTTTAAAAATTTCAATTTGGGTCATATTGCCTCCGTGATGGGGCAATAATAAGGATTTGGAGAGAAATTAGCTTTTAAACTGGTTTAAAGATTTTTCGAGGGTGTTTTAATAAAGAGGATTTATCACAATCGGCAATACCGTTTAAATACCGTTTAAATGCGTTTAACAGCGTTTAAATTTTTTGAGTCGAATAATCAGGCGAATAAAAAATAAAAACGCACAGAGGCGTTTTTATGCGTTAAATTTGATTTTAAGCGGTTATTTTCCCATACGACCGATAATTTGCCCTAAATGCCACTCAGCTTTGCGTAAAAGTAACTGCTCATCTTTATCGCCTACGCCTAACCACGGGCGAGCCGGTACAGTCACTTTTTTGCCTCGTCCGGCTTTACCGCCGAATTGATGCAACCGTGCATACACTTCCTGCGAGCCAAACTCAACATTATCACTTGTAACATTGTAAGCCGTTTTATCGGCAAGGTAGCCGTCTTGCCGTAAGATTTTAGTGGACTTACCTCGTTTACGTTTTAAAGCAAGCGTGCTACTGGCTAACGGTTTCCAATTGTTGCCATCGGGGTCTTGTTCCGCTTTAAAGCGTGCAGTGTGAATTTTCTTTAGGGTTTCCCCTAAAATGCCATACAGTCGGCGAGGTTGTTCCAGCTGATTTGCAATTTGTTGTAACGATTTGACCGCTTGGGTGTTGTTGAGGGTGATTTTGATCATTAAGCAAATCTCAGTAAAATATAGATTGGGTAATGTTGCCCTGATATATTAAGGAATTAGAATATGATGGTAAATGCAGAACAAGCAATAGAACTGGTTTATGATTTATTGCTTTCCCGTCAATGGTTAGTCACAAAAGCTGAAAAATTACCACTTGACCCATTATCAGAAAAAGAAGCCGTTATGTTTCTTTATACATTAGACCAACAAACAGAGGCGTCGTGGTTACAACTTACTCCGGAACAACGAGCTACTGCTAATGGTTTAATTATGGATTTCATCGCTAAATGTCTGACATCAACAAAACAATGGCTTGTTTCAGATAATATAGTTCCCGAACTACAAGCCATTGAAATTATCAAGCACGAGATTTTTCTCTCTCATAATTCGCTTGTAATGCCAAACTAATTAAGTGCCGCATAGTGTTAATAGCTGACATTGGCACTATTTCGGCTACTTTAAAGGAAAGTTGTTTTTCTGCCATTTTGTTTCTCCTATTGATTAAAAAATAATTTAGGGGTATAGTGAATTTACACAATGTAGCGGTAGTTTCCTAATTGGTAAAGGTTGTAGGTTTAACCTACATTATAAGGTTCGAGTCCTTCGCCGCTACATTTCTCCCAATAGCACTTCATACTTTGAACTTTTCAATCCAGTTGTATCTTGGAATAAACTACCTGTAACCGCTCGATTCAGTAAGACTTTCTGCCGTCCTTTTGCTCCGTGTCTATCTTGTAAAGTTGCATCATAATTGACTTTTACGGCAATTTTGGTTTGAGCTACGTCATAGATAAAGAGCAATGTAGTTTCTGCTTGTTGTTTTTCCAACAAGATGGCATTTGGGTATTGTAACTTTGCAGGCAACTTTTCCCAAAATTCCAACGGTACGGCAATACCGGTATTTTGTTTTAGCTCTCGTAGAGCGTGTACCATATCGCCTTTTGTTATTGCAATAATTGCAGATTGCGGAGCTAAATTGATCTGCTGTAACCGTTCAATCACCGCAACAGGTAGTACCCCTAACAACTGCATATTCTCTACTTGGGATAATGCACTTCCTTTAGCATTGGCAACATCATTTACCCAATTTTTAAAGGCTTGGTTATGTAACTTTGCAACCGGCTCTTTTGCCAATAAATCACTGACTGCTTTGGAGGCAAATATAGGATCGGCGGTAACCATTTTTTGCATTAGCAACTTATCTACATTTGCTGCTCTCCCGGCTTTGAGATTATCAAAATTATGCGGTGTAAAACCCACATCAACCCCTTTCGGCACAGTTACGACTCGTGAATTGCCTGTCCGCACGCCTACCGTTTTTTGTTCAAACTCAATTTCAGGTGGTGGGCTGACGGTTTTACCATCGTGCTTGAGGTCAAAATCATCTAACGCTTGCACGGTGCAGTGGCAACCGTAGGCTTTTATTGGATAGTGATATTTCCAAAACGGATCGTCATAACGCAGCACCAAGCCGTCCCACGCCACGTGCTGTGGGCGAGGGTG